TTGAGGCCTCCTCTAACGCACCGAGGAGGCGGGAGAGCGCATCAAGTGCGTAGTGCTGCACAGCAATCCCTTGAAGCGCCGGCTCTCTCAGGAAGGGTAGGAGAGCCCTGGCATCGAGTGGTTCAATCTCGATCTTCATGACGAAGAGCACCTTCGTAAAAATGGTTAACGGGGAGTAGGATATGTCACGCCCGCTTCCAGTTTGAAAATCTCCTTTCCCTCATTGTCATAAATAACAAAGGGACCTGTAATTGATCCGCCGGGCCCAAGCCGTGCTATCTCGTGATTGGCTGCGCCATACGCAATCAGAGGAATTGCAGGTACAGTGGTGAAAATATAATCCTCGCCACCAGTTGCGCTGGCAGATATTGGAATAATCAGGCCAAGGTAGATCAACGAACGCATTGGTTTTCTCCAATAAGAATATTTTCACTTCACCGCCGCCAGCAACACGGACCGCGCCTGATCCGGCGTCATACCAATTCCTGCCGATGCAGCCAACGAAGGAAGATAACTGGTAACGAGTGCGACAGCGGCATTTAGCACAGTGTTGACCCAAGAGGGCACTGCTAGGCCAACGAGCAAGCCAACAATCGTTTTTAAGCTGGACCCAACATTCGACCAGACTGTCGTTCCAACTGCTGTCGTATTCGAGGTTGCCAGCGATTCGATCTCGGCTACGACCGCCACGATCTTATTGTAGACTTTCGACCCAACGCCAGTAACCGCTTGAATAAGCGGCAGGATGGCCTTGACGCCCTTGGCGATCATGCTGATATCAGAACTGGTCTGATAGATCGAGAAACCGGCGCATCCCGGCAGGACGCCAACTATGGTCAGGACAGGCAAGCTTGACAGAAGTGCGCGTCGGGAAACGGTCATGGCGAAGTACTCCTTGCGGCGACCCGCGCCGTGCGGCCAAAGGGCTTTGATGCCCGATGAGACATAGTTCCATCAGCATAACGGCGGGCGTCGGTATGCCATGCACCGTCGTGGAAAGACAAGACGTATCCGCCGGGGCGCTTCGCAGGACATGAGCCTGATAATAGGCTGCGGAAATCCCATGGCCCAGCAGAGCCTGGCTGAAAATACGATGGCAATACAAAATTGCTCATACGGTGATCGAGTTTGAGATAGCCGTCACCATCTGCCTCCACAGCATCGCATGCCTCGCGGACATATTGAACGCCGCCAATATTCACAAGCTGATCTATGCGCGGATTGACCAGCATCTCGATCAGCTCGTGTGAGATCGTAACGCTGATCTCCGCACCATATCGCATATCATCTTCAGTGAATATCTTGGCCTCGGGAATGCCGGTATCATCTTCGTGGCAGCCAAGATCACCCGCGATGTCGCTCGTACCAAGGAGCCAAATCTTCCAATGCGTTGGATCTGGCTGCTCCTTGCGACCAACAAGATGCAAGATTGTCATTTCAGTCATCCAGTGTGGCGCTACATCCTCGTTTACTTGTGCTTGAAGCGCAGGCAACAACCGCGCAAATGGCGCATCGCGGATGCGAGGAGTTCGGTTGATTAAAGCGATGTTCGGCATCAGCTGGACTTTCCGACCGGCGTCGTAGTGGCTGCGCGAAGCCCAATCACAATTAATCCAATCGCAGCAGCTACGCCAGGAGAGACACCAAGGCTCGTCCAGTTAATGCCGCCAACATACGTCAGTAATGGCGGCACCACGACCATGAATGCGCCAAAGGCTACGGTTTTCCAGCCTTTCATTTTACGATCCTAACAACGTTTTACGCCCGGGCGTGGACTGTTCAGTCAAGCCCTGCGGCGAGGTGAAGATGGTCGAGCCGAGGCCTCCCAACGGGCTTTGCTGCCGCGGGCTGTTCGCTACAGTCGCAAAGGTGGGCGGGTTCGGCGGTGGCGCTGGCGGCGGCGGAGGTGCCATCTTCGACGATGAGGGAAACATCACGATGCCTTCATTGCAGGCTGCGACGAGATCGCGGCAAGTTGCGATGCAATGTCGCTGGGCGCTACCGCAGGGTTTGGCATGTCACCGTGCGCTGCAGGTCCTTGTCCCTGCGCCACGCTTGGATTGTGAACGCCACCTAAATGAGATACGGGGCCGCGCGGCAGCGCGCTATGAACTACTTTCATCCTTTTACCCTCCGAAGATTCGGGTTTTTGCGCTTGGCTGCAGCCGAAGCGTTGCGGGCGCCGGCGGCGATGATGGCGCCAGCGCGCGCTTTGCTGACGCCCTCCTTACGCTCCACGCTTTTGGCTGCTGCTTTGAAGCCAATACCCTTAGCCATCATCATTCTCCGTCCGACGTGCCCTGAGCTGTGGGGAATCGGCCCTTGATCGGAGTTATAAAGCCGCGATTGTTGGTAACTGGACCTTTGCGAGTTCGCTCAAGTGGGGCGCTGGCTACCTCCTCGTCGCGATGTAGCGCATACGGATCAGGCTGCCCACCACCAAGTGGCGACATACCGCCACGGACATTATCAGGGATTCGAGTAGTGATAATGGCGTCTGCTGTTCCTTGGCTTTTCATCGATTTCTCCGTCGGTTCGCTTCGTTGGTCCGCTCAATCACTGAGTCGATGTCGCGCTGCACGCCATAAACGCGCTCAAGAACTTCGTCAGTCTGAGGCTGGACAGATTGAGGAGGTGGTGGCGGAGGCTTGCGCAACGGCACGGCTTGAGGAGGTGGTGGCGGCGCTGTCACAACACCTGACGCAGCACAGGCCCCTAATGCCAGACAAACCATTATAACCATCTTACTTGCGTGCCGTTCCATTATCACGTACCGTCGCGATAAGAATCCTAATATCGGTCAACTGATCGGCTACCTTATTAAGCGTTTGTGCTGTATCTTTAATGTACTGTTTTTCCTCGTCCTGGATTTGTTGCATCCACTTAATAATGTTGGTTTGCTGCTGTTGAAGGACAATGATGTCCTGTGAGTGTGCGGAGAAGCGGGCTTCCATAGTGTATGCTGCTCCAATGATTCCACCTATAACGGTAACGAAAAGGACGCCAGCTTGTATGATGTGGCCGAGTTCGATCTTATTAGTTACCACCGGCATTTCCATTATGCTGCAACCCACTCAAAGACAAGCATTAACTGTTTGTTTCGACGTTTGTTGGAAGCACGGACTTCGTTGAATAATGTCGCGAGGCCCGCAATAGCTACGCGTGCAGCTAAGCCAGCATTGTCAAATGGATTATACTCAGTGATGTAAATGGGCTTTGCAGGCGCCTCACTGCCTGCATTGACATTCGGCGAGACTTCATAAGCGAAAGTTAAAGCCAGCGCATCGGCCCAATCCGGCGACACGATGCCGCGCCGCCTCATATCCTCCTTTCGTTCAAGCTGGATTTCGTCTCGATTATTGAATCCATAGCTTGGACCTACAAGCTGGCGTTGCAGGTCATCGTCGTTAGCTATTGCTCCGCCGCGCAGCCACGCCCTCATCGATCCCCACATCTCAGCACGCTTATTCGCGTAGCGCTCACCTTGCGTCACGATGTCGGAGCGATCGGCTTTTCCACCGAATTGAATCCCAATAACATATAGACGTAGCTGACGGCAACGGTCAACCACTCCACCTCCGACGCCACCTTCGTCGATGAATACTGTATCAGCGCGCAGTCTAGTAGCCTCTTCGACGACTCGTGCTGCAACTTGCATTGTGTCGTATCCGCGAAGTCGGATAGCATCCATCGATCGCGCATCACGTCCCTTTCTAAATACAATCACAGTTTCGTCGTCGCCAAAGCGGGCTACATCCACACCGGCCACAAGTGGGTCAAAGCTATGACCGACCGTTTCGCGGATGCGGGCCTCGGCTACATCAGCGGCCGATATAAACTCGATGTCGCCTACACGAGGGAAGATGCCACGAACACGCACACGGAAGAAATCGGAATCCTCGCCATATGCGTCAAAAAGCTGTTTAATCCAGGATTTGTTGGTGAAGGTAATGTCTCGGCTATCGACTTGGAGGGTTTGCCAACGTGCGTCGGTAAAGGCTGCGCGGAAGCGCCCCGTCGAGCGCGTTGGATTGCCAAACAGGAACCAAAGTCGCTCCGTATCCATATCACTGAGGAAGCCTTCCGAAGCCTCGAAGATAATGTCGGGGATGTTGGAGGCTTCATCGTAGATCATAAAAGCGCGGCGGCCCTGGTTATGCAGGCCCGAGAACGCCTCGGGATTGCGCTCAGACCACGCTACCATATCGACGCGCCACGTCTTAGTGTGCTCAGGATCTAACGAAAAGATGGATGTCGCTTCAAGCTTGAAGAGGGCGCGGCCGATGAACATACGATACCACTTGGCTAGTTCCGGCCATGTCTTCGTTTTTAGCTGAGTCTCGGTATTGGCCGTGACGACGCCGCGAGTATCAGTCATGGTCGAGATGGACCACAGAATGAGCCAAGCGACAAGGCTGCTCTTTCCGACACCGTGGCCACTGGCGACTGCATGCAGGAGGGCATCCTCGGGCGACAGCCCATCACGAACGCGCTCGAGGACGCGGCGCTGCCAAGGTTCGGGGCCGGCACTGTTGATTAGGATGCCCTCACCCCAAGGGAAAGCAGCCTCGACGAACGCTAATGGATCATGGCGAAAGCTGCTAAGGAAGTCTATTAGCCGATCAAGTTCTTCTGGTTCTAGCTCTTCGAGGATCATGGTGCCACCTCCATACACATGGTACGGAGGCACCATAGGGCATGCATAGCGCTTTTACGAACGCTCATGCGCTTGAAGGTGGGCGAGCCACCTGCACCAGAAGCCTCAAGAATCGAGACGAGCGGCCTAGCCTCACACCTAAAGCGTGATGCGTCAATGAACTCGGCCCGGCACCCATTATATGGGCCGACTACAGCCGGAACATTGCCCAAAGCCGGGCCGCCGTCTCTATCCTGACTAGACTTCAAAATCATAGATGCTTCTTCCAAAAGAGGCGGGCAGCCAGCCAAGGCTCTACATAGGCGGAATCCTTTCGATCCCCAAACACGTTACCGGGCCCCTCGTTATAGGATGCTGCCCACTGCGCCAGTGTCGGCACGCGCCCAAAATGCTTTTGCAGGATGTCCCAATACGCCCGCGCCACTGACATTCCCACCCGTAGGCCGATCTCAGGCTCGAACATAAGCTTCGGATCAGCTATACTAAATCCCTTAGCCGTCGTGTCGAGGACCTGCATGAGTCCATAGGATGCCACACCGCTAGGCTCTAGCCGATAGGCATGTGGTCGAAACCCCGACTCGACTTGTACGAACGCCATTGGTGATTCGATCGCGAACCAGCCGCCAAACTCGGCCGTATTGAGCTTCACGATAAGATCGCGGACGAGGATTTGAGCTGGTGTCAATAGCTTTCACCTGTTCCGGCTTCAAGCACCTGCAATGGATTTTCACGTTCGTCAGTCAACCTGCGTAAGTGCAACCAGATGGCGTCGAAATCCTCGCATGACATGCGACGCAGAGTGGGCTCGGGGCACAATTCAGCTTGACCTTCGATGTAGCGTGTGATGCAGCTACATTCTGTATCCGTCCCTTTGGCCCCACACCATTTACAGACATTCTCAACAAACTCGTGAACGCGGATCGCTGTCATGATTCTACCCTTCTTTGCCGCACAAGCGTAGAATGTTCGATCGCATTAGCAAACCAACCAATCATCCAGCCTTCATCAATATTATGTCCGTGGTCGCGGGCGATCTTGCAGAACTCGGCCGCCCACTTGCGGGCATCATCGCCCATGTAGTCGAGCAATTCTCCGTCTGTCATGATGCAAGCTTCCTTGTTGCTAATGCTATGGCATTACTGCGGGCCGCCGCGAGCAATTCGGCCATCTTAAACCAGCCGCCGGCCATTGCGAGTTGCTTCGGGCTTTGGTGACCCTCTGGGGCAGCCCGCATGAAGCCGAGTTGGCGGCAGGCGGCCTGCGCGATTGCGAGGGACTCGATGAGGTTTGTGTAGGCCTCGTGCTCGTCCATGACTGCGACGACGCGGCCCATTGAGCGGGAATGGGCCATCTCAGCCGGCTGGCTTAAGGTTTGCTAACCAGGTTGTTTCCTGCTTCATGCCGCCTCATCCTTCTTTTGCTTAGCCACAGCCCGATCAAGCCGATCGCCAAGGCCATAGTTGAAGTTTTTGTTGATCGAGCGGGCGACCGCCGAATAGCCCGCTATGGCCGAGAAGACCTTGGCAGCCTCGACGCGCAACGCTACCGGAATCGACTCCGGGTCGTCCTCGAGCTGTTCCATGTAGCTCTGCAGCGAATCGAGGCCAGCATAGAGGAACCGCGCCTCGACATCGATGACGGCCTCAGCCTTAGTCCGGCGATAGTGCTCCAGCAACTCGCGGAACGAGGGATCGGCCTGCAGGATCGAGATGCGGGAAGGGGAATAGCCAGTGGCGGCCGACGCTGCCTGGAGGGGCATGCCGGACGCGATTGCGCGGGCCAGTGCGTGATGAGAATCGCGCAGCCGCTTTACGACAGCTTTGTCGTAGGTCGGCAGCTTGTCGTCGGCGGAGACTTCGCTGACGACGCCGGCTACTTCGAGGTCGAGGGCCATGGCCTTTTCCTTCCGTCGCAACCGTACACGCGATAAACGCCAATGTCAACCGGATCGATCCGGGCATATACATTTAACTGCATATATAGTACGTTGGACGTACCGAGCTATGCATTTTTGTGGGGGCGGCCGGCCGTGCTATGCGCCCGGCGCATGTTGTCCTGGCGCCACACTGTTGCAAATATCACGCTAAACATCACAAACTGGCATAGCTGCTATGAAATGCCTCAGTTTTAGGCAAAATCAAGGGAAAGTATGTACATTAAATGTTTGACTGTGCAAAATTTGCGGAGGGGGTGGTCGTCGATCGGCCCACCCCCTCCAGCGAAATCGCCTTTTGCCGCGCCGCTGTGGAGCACAGCTCTTATGTATAGCGGTTGCGGGCCACGGGGCGGGCCGTGGGTGACATGATGGACGGCCGGCTAGTGGGGTACCAGCCGGTGTCGTTAGTCGCGCGTACGTGCGGCGGCGCGGGCGGTATTCGATTTAATGGCGGGCGGCGGTGAATGGTGGTACGTCGAACGTACCACATACATATCGTCGAGCTGTGTAGGGCTGCCTCGCCTGAGTAGCTTTAGTAACGTTTAGTAACGTTAGTATGTCTCATTACACGGAACCCAGACCCTACCCTAAAGTATGTTAATAATTATTAATTTTTTTTTTTTCTACTATAGATTTAAAAGAAGGGCCACGGCCGCGATTCCATTTAACCAGACGCTCTAACGTTATGAAACGTTACTAAACCTTAGTCACACACCGCCGAACTATTCAGGACTATTCAGGACCGCACGCGCCTGTACAATAGTATTGACAAAACCCAAATAATGTGCGCATAATGGGTAATAATGGCAATGATAGGAACAATCATAATGGCGCGCCCCAAAATAAACCCTGACGTCCGCTTCGCCGATTGCAAGAACATCCTACAATACGTCCTCGAGCGCGGTCACGGTGAGATAGACTGTCTAAATCCCAATTCTTGCGTCAATATGCTGCAGCGGCTCAACACATACCGCAAGATCGTGCGGGAAAATAATGATGGAATAGCGTTGCTCGACGCCTACGTGTTTCTGCGGCGGGGCAACAAGATCATCATCACACCGCGACCAACCATTGATCCATCGCAGCTATACGATGCTAACGGTAATTCACTCGCGGAGGATTTCCGCCGATGGGAAGCCGCCGAACAAGAACGTTGGCTTCGTAACCATGGCATGCCGCCAACGCCGCAGCAGCCGGTTGTTGATGATCCCAATCCATTCGCGCCCGACAAACCATTAAAGCTGGACGACGAATAGGGTGCGACACTATGTCGCATGGACATATACATATCATAGCGTCATTGTAGACATTCGATCAATAAAGGAGCCTAACAATGACCGACAGAGCGACGCGAAGCGAGATCAGCCAAGCCCTAGCCAAAGCGATTGCCTATCGAGACTGCGGCAAGCCCGACATGGCAGAGCAATGGGCAGCCAGATTGGTCCGCATGTTAGAGGCCCAGCAAATCCTGAAACCCGGTTATTAATTGATTGTAGCGCCATTGCGCCCGCCTACAAAAAACCCAACAACAGCGGGCGCAACACGGTGCAATCATGCGCCAACAAGGAGCCAACCAATGCCTACCATCAACGTTAACATCGGTCGAGCTGGCAAATACGGCGTGCTAACCGTTGATACCACGCGGTTCAACGAGACCGTACAATCCTACATCTACGACTATGGCTTGCGCCAATGTCTAAACGATGCGGCCGCCAACAAGACCACCGAGGCCGGCGATCCGCTGCCCAACGCGGAGATTCTCGCCTTAGCCGAGAAGCGCCTCGCCAACATGTACGCCGGCGAACTTCGCGCCCATCGCGCCACCGCCGAACCCGCCGATCCTGTCGAGGCCGAAGTTCGCAAGATCGCGGTCGCCAACATCCATGCCATGCTCGCATCGATACCGGTACCGAAGGACATCAAGGGTCTTGTGCCGCGCCTCTTGCATCAGATCAATACATCGCGGGCGGACCGCAGGCTCGCGCCGGTAGCCGACATCGCCGAGGCAGTCGGCCTCTACATGGCCGGCCCCAAGGGCAAATCGGTGCGGGCGTCGGCCGAGCGCATCGTGCGCGAACGCACGGCGAGTGCAAGCGAACTAGCCGATAGCGGGATCTAACAAGCGAGCAGCCGGCTGGTTAGCAAACCTTAGGCCAGCCGGCTGCAAGGAGACCAACAAAATGTCATACGTTGTAAAAGACAACAAAGGAACTTCTTGGTACCCTGACCATGGCTATTTCACTTCGCGGGAGCAAGCAAAAGAAACCCGAGATAACATGCGCCGATCCGGTCATACTTGCGTTGTCTCAAGAAGCCCGAAACATCCGAAAGGAGAAAGCTTCCCTGAATTTAGTTGCCATCGCCTTCGGGCAACCACGCCATCTATAAGGACCCATCATGACTCACATAGTTCCATATCCAACTAAGAAAGCCTTTCGTGAAGCGGTGATCGCCAAAGCCGGACTCGTATATGTCGCCGATCCTAGCACCTTTAATCCATGCCCAGGCTATGTGTGCGATGTTGTAACAGACATTTGCAGCATCACCGTCACCAACCATCCAAAGCGTTCTTGGTTCGCGGCAGTGCGTCGTGATCGCGCCGGCAACCTAAAGGTGTCATGATGACAAACCCGCATACCCGCGAATGGTTCGTCAATGTCATTAACGACATTCCGCCTGACGAAGACGACGACGAGCTACTCGATATCATCGAACGCGCGGCCGAGACCCTACGCGCTATGCAGGAGAACGACGAATGACAAATGTTGATATAATGCAACTAGCCAAAGAATACCAAGAAATGAGAGAATATGAGGATTTAATGCAAACAGTTTATATGCTTATGAGACGCATATTACCAAGAACGAGATTACGTCGTCCTATTGGAAGGAAATATAGATCATCTTAAGCATCAATGCGACCATGCTAGATACAGTGGCATGGTCGCATTGACATTTACCAAATAATATGGTATAATGCGACAAAATGAAGGAGCTAGACGAAATGACATACAAAGAAACCTACAACGTCGCTTACGAATGCAGCTATTATGGCTGTAGCATTAACAACATCCACGATTGGATGATAGTATTAATCATGCTTGTTTTTTTGCCGTCAAATTGGTTACATCCCTTTGCTTGGATGCGCGGTTCCTATGCTGGCGGAAAGACTCCGTAACATGGAAATAGATTGCCCGCCCTATGCCATCGCCATATGGCTCGAAGGCGACGAGATCGCCATCCGCTTCCCTGACCGACAACGCGTCAACATTCCTGTAAACGTCACCATGCTAGTCAACATTCTAAAGCCGCGCTGCGATGCCGCCCTAGCGTGCAGCCGCGATCATATGCGGCCCGGCACCAATGCAGCGCCCGTTCAATACGACATTGATAAGATCGCCGATGTTGTGCGCAGCGGCCGACCAGCACCAACCATCGAACAAATCAAAGAACGGCGCGAACGTGAACGGAATCGATTGCTACGCGCCTCTGCCAAACGCGACCGGCTCAAAGAAGCCAACGAACTCTTAGCAATAGCAGGATTATGACCAAACGGAAGACTGCCGCTACGTGAAATGTTCAGTTGATTGGAGGCGCACCATGCACGGAGCAATAATTGCTCATTTACTTTCAATCTTTTTAGCCAGCATAGTATTCGTGATGTTTATCTATTTGCTTATTCGTGATCGTGGTAATAAATGAATGGAACGCATTTGGAAGCCGATTAATGCATGCCCCTATTCCTGTGATCCAATTGAGGCGCTTGGCGGTCCTGTCCTGCACAGCCCATATCTCGCGCTAGGCGGCTTGGTGATTTTCCTCGCTGCGATGAATCTCTCTAATCGCGGCCTGAAACGCCGCCCATTCGGAGCGCAGCATATCGGCGGCTGGTTTGTTGCTGTGCTCGGCGGATGTCTTTTTACCTTCGCCGCCCTGCCCTATGTGCTCGGGCTCATTTGGCCGCTGATCGCGTATGCAGCCACGCGATAGCAGCAATCGTCGCGGCTCGCAGTCTCGACTGCACTACTACAGGTCCGCGAGGTCTACATCTTACCTCGCCGGATTTCACCACGGTGTGGCACTTCAAACCGAGAGGGGAAAATAATGGACGGGTGGATCGATTGGGCCGGAGGTGAATGTCCGGTTCCGAAGGGCAAACTGTTCGAATACCGTCTACGTGACGGTGGAACGGGAGCGCCATTGACCTCGTCTACGGCATGGAATTGGAAGCACGAAGGGAGTCCATATGACATCGTCGCCTATCGTCTGATAGCCCCGCCCATTTGCCCTAATCAGGATAATCACGAAGCCGGGCGTCCGTGTCCTTATTGCTCGGACGCGCCCAGCGCCTCGGCGAGGGAGCGGGCAGCGGCAGCATGTGAACCGCTGATACATCAGCGGTCATGTACTGGGGACAACATTGAAGATCCTGGCCTGATCTTATGGCGGCGAGACTACAATAAACTCGTCGAACGTAACGCCTGCGCCATCGAGCAGGCCGAGCGCGAGGTCCGCGCGGACGAACGAGATTTTCAGATGCATGAACGTCACCAGATTTGGCGCGACGCACGCGCAGTGTACAGAACCACGCTCGCAGAGCGTCAAGCCATCGCCCGCATTGCCCGCTCTGCGGCGATCGAGGAAGCCGCGCAAGTAGCAGAGCGGTATGCCAACCATCCCGCAAGCGGTGACCGCAACAACACGACGGAAGCGTTCGCGGCGGGCATGAATCACCGCGCGGGGGCGATCGATAACGCGCTCTGCATCTGTGACGCGATCCGTGCTCTCGTCAAGCCACAGGAGAATCCTTATGATCCAACCTAAACGTGACAGCTTTATCGCCGGCCTGATCCTCGCCGGCCTGTGCGGCGCCTTTGCCATCGCCGATCCACAAATCGCCGTCTTGCCAGATCCTGGCCTAACTCCAGGCGTCATTGCGTCAACCGACCAGGCTGAAGTCTGCGGAATCGTCAATGGCCTTTCCTACAGCAAGCGGCACCGCGTCACCACATCAGAGATGAAAGCCGAGGTACGTCAGCGTTATGGCGCCCGCCAATGTGGCGAGATCGATCATCGCTTGATGCTCGCCCTTGGCGGGGCCGACGACATAGACAATCTTTGGTGTCAGCCTGGCCCAGACGAAACGGTTTGGCACTACAAGCTCAAGGACAAGCTCGAATTGTTTGTGTGGGAAGCGGTTTGCAAACATCATACGATGTCGCTTGCTGAAGGCCAGGCCATGTTCATGGCACCTGATTGGCGAGTGCCATACTGTCAATTCATTGGAGGGTCGCCATGTCCGTAGACTTAAAAGATAAAATCTATCTTGGGGATGCAGTTTATGCAGGGTATGATGGGTATAACATCTGGTTATGGATAAATGATGGAATATCCGAGAACAATTTTATTGCTCTTGAGCCTAATGTTTTAAATGAACTGTTTGCTTACAGAGAGCATTTGATGGAGGCGCACCGTGTTGATAGATGACCAAGAGGTTCTATCCCGCAAATACTCCGACGATCTCGTCCTTCTCTTGCCCTTAGCAAGTGGCCGCATTGCGGTGCTCAATAGCGCACGCGAGTTATGTGGCTATCTCGACGTGACAACGGCGTTCGCTGATATGCTGCGGATTCGCATAGGTGCTGTTTGGAGGCGGCCAACGCCAACGTTGCCGATATCAAAGCACATTGATCTAGCTGATCTTGGCCTTCTCTAGAAAAAGGAAATTTCGTCATGAGAGCCTCAATCTTTGCAGCCGCGCTTTTGTTTAGCATGCCTGTTCATGCTCAGCTATACAGCACCGACCAACACGATATCTACAGGCCTTATCCATCACCATATTCAGAACCGTCCTATAACAACCACGATCGTGCCATGCCTTCATTCGTACCATACGATCGCGGCTTAATGCCAGGCCTGACTTCGCAAGGCTATGCAGCGCCATCACCTGACCAGACACTAGGCGGCCATTTCGTTCCGTTAGGCCGCTAACTCGCGCACCGGAGTTTTTCAGGTGTATAGGAGCCTACAAATGTCCGACAAGCACAGCAAAGAAGCAGTTACTGAAGTTGAAACTCACCTGCCTGCCATAAAACAAGTTGACACAGGCTATCTTCTCAAAGAACTTATGTCACTTCTCAAATCAAATATGGCTGGTGATGGGAAATACACCAAGGATCAAATGAACAGTCAAGCAAAATTGACTTCTACTGTAATCCGCGTTGTCGAGCTTGAATTGAAGGTGAACAGATCATTCACAACTATGCGCACTAATTAAAAAGACAAGATAATGGAAGCTCTCGCGCATCTGCAGAGAAATTTGAAGAAACTTCAAACGTTGATGCGCGAGAACCATTGTTCTATTTGCGGAACTTCGTTTGTTAACTTTAGTTATGGCATTAAGAAATGGTGTTCCAAGAAATGTGCTCTAAAAGATTTAAGAAGAAGACATGGACAACTTCGTAAGGGTGTTTACGATTTGCGAGAATGTATTATATGTTCAAATGTATTTAAACCTTTATATAAAAATGCATTATGCTGTTCTAGCAAATGCTCATCTAAAAACAGCTATAAAAAAAGATGTATCTCTATAATACATGAATGTAGTTATTGTAAACAGGCCTTTAAAGGCAGAAAAACCAAATATTGTTCTACTAAATGTAAAAGGGCAGTTCTTAATGAACAACATAGAGTGAATAGACAGCTAATAAAACTTGGAATACGCTTCTATAGTAATATCATCTTAATATATGGACAAGGAGCCTAACAATGCACACCCCCACTCCCGAACAATCCCTTATCATCGAGGCCGCCCGCACCACTTCCGACAACCTCATCATCAACGCTCTCGCCGGCGCCGCCAAAACCACAACCCTAGAAATGATCTGCCATGCAATCACCGGAATTCCAATCCTCTCCCTTGCCTTCAACAAGCGGATCGCCGACGAGATGGCAAAGCGCCTACCCAGCCATGTCGAAGTCCGGACCCTAAACGCCCTCGGCCACCGCGTTTGGGCCCAGGCTACCAACAAACGCCTAATTGTTAAGTTCGACAAAATGCACAGTATCGTGCGCAGCATCATAGATGAGTTGCCGCGATCGGCGCGCGAGGAAGCTTATGATGACATTGCCGATACACTTCGATGGCTGCGCTACGCCAAACGTGACGGCTACATTCCGCTACAATGGATCGGCATTGGCCATGCCATTACCGAGCGTCAGGCTTGGTATGACCAATACGACGAAGAACCGACTAAGCTCCAACAGGACATAATCGAGCAGGCCATGACTGCCTCGATCCGCAACGCCTACGCCGGTGAGATCGATTTCGACGACCAAATCTACATGCCTGTCTGCTTCGGCGGCTCATGGCCCAAGTTTCCTCTCGTCCTATGCGACGAGGTTCAGGACTTGTCGCCAATCAACCACGTCATGCTCGAAAAGCTCGTGCATCAGCGCGTTATCGTCGTCGGCGATCCTTGGCAAAGCATCTATGGATTCCGTGGCAGCGTTAGCAATGGTATGGAGGCCCTTCGTGTCAAATTCAACATGCGAGAACTCACTCTCAGTACAACCTTCCGCGTGCCTAAAGCTGGAGTGGAACGGGCTTGGTTTAGAGTTCCACACATGCGAGCCCCTGAATGGGCCAGCGATGGGCACGTTGAAGTGTTGGCAGAATGGGAATCCCGAGCCATTTCTGACTACTCAGCTATCATATGCAGAAACAATGCGCCTCTTTTCTCGTGTGCCTTACGTCTCATTAAATCAGGCCGCGCAATCAAATTGGTCGGCATGGATATTGGGCCGGGCCTTGTCCGAGTGATGAAGAAGCTCGGACCTCCATCGCTGGCTAGTCGCGGAATCGAGGATGCCCTAGAAATTTGGCTAAAGCGCGAGATAGCCCATGCCAAACGCGCCGAGACAGTCTATGAACGCTACGAATGCCTGCGCGTCCTTGCATGCCGCGAAGATTGCCGTGACCTTGGCCAAGCCATCGCGTTTGCTGAGGCCCTCTTTAAGCAAGACGGCCCGATCCAGCTTTTGAGTGGTCATAAAGCCAAGGGCCTCGAATGGAACACCGTCTACCATCTCGACCCTTGGCGCATTCCAAGCAAATTCGCAAAAGAGGGCACTGAAGAATGGGAACAGGAAATGAACGTCAGGTATGTGATTGAGACGCGGTTTAAGGAAAACCTGTTTTTAATGAACCTGGAGGATATGAAATGATTCCTCCAGCAGGATGGCATGACGGACGCTGCCATGAAGAAGGTTATGAACAGGAAGACGAACCAATAAATTATGATGATTGGTTAGAAGATTTTAATGAGAGTTTAGATTATTTTATTAACAAAAACGAATAACGCAACCATTGACGTGTCCATGTCCATCATGATATAATGCGAATACCGTTGAAATTCCAACGTCACACAGGAGATTTTCCAATGTCTAACCTTACCATTCAAGGACACAAGTTCGAGGTTCCCGATGGCGTGCTCGCCCGCTATGCCGTTGGCTACACTCTCCAAGATGAAGGCGAAGTCCATGCCCTTCGCCAGACTGCCCTTGAAAACATCCGCAACAACTGCGCCGCCCGCGTGAAAAAGACGTTGAACGGTGCAACCGAACTCAGCGCCGAGCAGGTCCAGACCTTGCAGAGTGAAGTTACGGCCTATGCTGAATCGTACAAATTCGGCGAGCGCAAGGCTGGCGGCCCTCGCGGCCCCCGCATCGTCGATCCTGTCGAACGCGAAATGAACAAGCTCGCTCGCGAAGACATCTCGGCTGCATTCTTTGCTAAGCATGGCGAGAAGCTCAAGGGCGAGCAGTTGGTCGAAGCCGCAGGGAAGCTGCTTGAGGCCCGCCATGATGACTATGCACGTCGGGCGCGTCGGGCGCTGCAGGATCGTGAAAAGGCTGGCCTAGATACACTGGCTGCAGTCGGACTCTAATCCCCCGTGATATAAAAGCGGGGAGCGGCGCTGTTAGGCTCCTTTCAGCGCTGTGAGAAGCGGGGGCGGTTTCCCGACAGGCCGCCCCCGACTTCAATCTGATGGAGGAAAAAGATGCCATCAAAGAGTCCTAAACAAGCGCGTCTCATGGCTGCCGCCTCGCATGACCCTAAATTCGCAAAGCGTGTTGGCGTGCCGCAAGCCGTCGCTAAAGAGTTTAATAAAAGCGATGCGCGAACTGGCATACTCAAGAAAAAGAAACGCTAATGTCAAGAGGCCGCGGCCGTCCGCCAAAAGGCATGACACCGGAGTCAGCGTGGCGGGCCGTGAAGGGTGGGGTCGTAACGGCGTGGATTGTGCTTTTATTTTTGTGGGTTTTGGGGCATTGTTCGTAATGACGAAACGATCAACGTCCCCTAACGGGCTTCGGCAAAAAAGCGGTGAAGTCAATGACTGTTAATACTATTCTTATGGCGCTGATGGGAATCGCGCCATTATATGCAGCGTTTTTCTAATGTTAAGAGGCCGCGGCCGTCCGCCAAAAGGTTCCGTGATTAAATCGGACCTACCTGAGCTTGCCGCTTTGTGGGATCGCGCAATGAAGGCGCCTACAGGCATAAAGATCGAATCGCAATATCCCAAGCGTCTGGCTGCTAAGCTCTATGCAGCCCGCCGCGAACTCGCTTATGACGATTATAACTTAATGAAGATTGTTACTACCGAAACTGAAGTGTGGATAGTGCCAAATGTCCAATGAATGGCAGCCAATCGCGACAGCGCCGCAACACGGCAATTATGTTCGTGTTTTTATGGAAGAAGGTGTCTTGTACTGCCCAGATGGCGGAATAGCTACACATTGGCTGCGATTACCAGCGCCGCCAATGGATGAGAATGATCTGGATGATTCGATTGATCCACAAAATGTCGGATAAACTCAAAGGCCATCATATCCTCCTTTACGCTGGTGATTTCGCCCGCCTCCAAAGCATTTATACTAACATTTCTCCAAACTATGTCATTCGTGAACTCGTCCGTAAACACTGTGAAGCCGTCGAACTAAAAATAAGGAGCACTCAAGATGAGCGAAACAACCCTAGCCGAACTGTTCTCAAGGCATCCGCTAAAGTATAGCGAACAGGATACCGAACAGATCATCGCCGAATATCAAGAGAAGCGGCGGCTTTTTGTCGCCACTGGAAAAGCGCCAACGGCAACTAAGCAGCCAGTTGACCTTGCCGATTTGGGGTTGCTATGACTGACCCAACGCCAGGATCTATATGGAAACATAGTAGTGGTAGGGTATATACAGTACTATTCTTGACAAATGATGACGGAAGTCGAGAAAAATATCCTCGTACTGTCGTTTATATAGGTGCAGCCAACGGAAAGTTGTGGTCTGGTAGATTAGATGATTGGCACAGACGTATGGCGTTACTATGACAACGACTGAGTCACCCTATCTCCTTGACGGCCGTCAATGGATATGGGACTCATCTTCGCTAGGCCCCGCTAAGGATTGCGCCCGAAAATATTACTATCAGCAAATCCTTGGCTACCGCCAGAAAGGCGAGAACGTCCATCTAACCTTTGGCGGCTTCTATGCCAAGGCTCTCGAAACCTATCACAAACTCCGCGCCGAGCCTAACGGCCTCAGCCATCGAGATGCCCTCTACAACGTAATCCTTCAAACATTGAAGGCGTCTTGGAACTATGATCTCGATAAGCCAATGCTCAATGCTGAAGAACTCCGCGACCTACCCGGCGCCGCGCGCTACAAGACCCGTGAAAACCTGATCCGCTCCATCATTTGGTATCTCGACAATTCGGCGAAAACGACCCGTGCAAAACGGTCCATCTCGCCGACGGAAGCGCCGCTGTCGAGCTATCGTTCCGTTTTCAATTGACGGATGAAATTTGGCTATGCGGCCATCTAGATCGCCTCGTCGAGTTCGCCGACGGAATCTACGTGCAAGACCAGAAAACAACCGGATCCACTCTCGGCGGCTACTACTTCAAGCGATACAACCCCGACAATCAAATGTCTCTCTACGCGATCGCCGCCGACGTGGTGTGGAAAACGCCAGTCAAGGGCGTAATGATAGACGCGGCCCAAATCGCCGTCGGCTTCACCCGCTTTGAACGCGGTTTTACTTTCCGCACGCCCGAACAGTCGGCTGAATGGCTGCACGATGCTGAATATCATATAAAAATGATATGGCAGGCGGCCGAACAGGGCTGGCCGATGAATGACTCAGCCTGCCAAAAGTACGGTGGCTGTCCATTCCTTGAAGTGTGCTCGAAGTCGCCGCAGGTTCGCGAGGATTTTTTGACTAGTGGCTATGAGAAACGGATATGGAATCCGCTCGAAGTGCGCTGAAAGGAGCAAACTTGTGCCAAAAGCATCTGAGCATAGCTCATCTACAATCAACAAACTTTTGTATATTGGCGATTCTGCGACAGGCAAAACCACATCCCTAATCTCCCTCGTCCAAGCCGGCTACAAACTTCGAGTCTACGACTACGACAACCTCCTTTCACCGCTCATCGCCAAGGTCCGCCTAGATTGCCCGCAATATCTCGACAACATCGAATATATGACTTTCCGCGACAAGCTGCGCGCCACTCCAGCCGGCCCGATATGCGACGGCATGCCCAGGGCTTTCGTAGACGGCCTACGCGCAATGGATACTTGGGAAGATGGATCACGGCCGGCTACATGGGGCGAGGAAACCATTGTTGTCATCGATTCGCTAACGACGATGGCGCTATCCGCCGAACTTTGGGCGCGCGGAATGCAGGGTGCCGCCGGCATAGCTGAGGGCGTCCCTACTAAGGGCGTCGAGCCACGCGCAATCATCTATACAGCGCAACGCGCATTGATGAACTGCATCGCCCTATTGACTTCCGATGCATTTCGTGCTAATGTAATCGTTATAGCTCATATAAAGTATATTGAGAGGGATGGAACGTTGAAAGGCTTTCCAATGGCTGTCGGCACGGCTATCGGCCCTGAGATTCCGACGTACTTCCCTGCCGTCGCTTTAGCAACTAAGCAAGGCGAACGCCGGACTATCCGTACAGTCTCGACCAATATGATCGATCTCAAAAACCCTAACTCTTTCGATCCGAAGTGGTCAGCGGAACTTCCAATGGATACTGGCCTCGCAACCTACTTCAAAGCCTCGAAAGGAGCACACAATGGCTGATCGTTATCAACAACTTCACGCCTATATCATGGATGCTCTAGATGATATTCGTCGCGCGTTTGATGAACTGCATATTGCAGAATTTCGTCTGGACATAGAATGCCGTGGCCGCGTCGCCGATTGGCATCCAAAAGTATCATATGTGTTATCCTGTGGCAGTTATGGCACTCAAGATAGCTCAACTTCAGCACGTCTCGGTCCTGCAATTGAAGAAACTCAGCGTCGCTACTCTTGGAATAAAAGGAATGACCCACTTGCCATAACTGATAATTCCAAGAACGGCGACGACATCTCCTTTTAGTGTTTGTGATAGCCAACTCAGTAAGTGGCTTTGTAACACTGAGCGCCGGTGGATACCCTCCCCAGCTGTGTCTCTGTATCGCGATCGGCACCTTCCCACTTCACATAAAGGAATCCTAGTAATGCCCAACCCCACTTCCTTCGAAGAAATCTCCAACATGCGTCTCGACGATATCGAGGACCCCAAACCCTTTCCTGTTGGCACCTACGTTTGGCTCATTAACGGAATGCCCGAAAGCGGCAAATCAAGCAACAAGCAGACGCCATTTTGGGAGTTCAAGCTGCGACCAATTCAAGCCCTCGAAGATGTTGATCGGGCGGCCCTCGATGAAATCGGCGGTCTCCAAAGCGGCAAGGAAATGTCACTGACGTTCTACATGACTGCCGATTCGGCCTCGATGATTCGCAATTTCCTGCGAGACGTTCTTGGCGTCAAGGGTGGCTTGAGCGTTACGCAGGCGATCGCCGAGTCAGTCGGCCAACAGTTCAAGGGCCACATCGCCCACCGCCCGTTCCAGCGTCGTGATGGTACTATGGGGCTACGTGCCGAAATCGATACGACAACGAAAGCAGCCTAACATAGCCGCCCATCAGCGAAAGCTGACGCCTGAAAGGAAGGACGCGATATGGAAAGCCGGGTCGCGTTAGGCTATATTAAGGACCCCACTATGGATATAAATAAGCTGTTAGAACCAATATTTAAATTACCACACGAGTTTGAAAGAATTGAATCATTAACAGTACGTAGTAACCATATCATAATGATTACTGATTTTGCAATATATAGAATAGATGACCATCGCCATGCCGATTTCTGTGTACATTTAATAACACATCTTAGAATAACATGACTAGCGGTATATTCTACACCGCGGCAATCGACAGCATCACTATCGATGAACGCCAGCGAAAGGAACTCGGCGATATCGATGATCTCGCTGATTCAATTCGCCGTCTCGGTCTCATTCATCCAATTCTCCTCACTCGCGAGCACGCCCTCGTCTCAGGTCATCGCCGCCTCTTGGCATGCCGCAGCCTTGGCTGGACCGATATCTCATTTCAATTCTACGATGAGATAGATCCGCTTCAGCGCGAGCTTGTCGAGACTGAAGAGAATACTCGCCGCAAGGACATGACTTGGCGCGAGCAGCATGACGCCTACATAAAATACGTCAATCTCCGCCGTGTCTTAGAACCTGACATTAATATGGAAAGTATTGGCCGCGCCATCGGCTTGAACAAACAGGCCGTTTCCAATCACCTAACGCTAGAAAAAGTTATCAACAATCCTCGCGTCGCTACAGCGGACGGATTCAGGACAGCCTATAATACAGCTACGCGCTTGATAGAGCGGCAAAAGCAGGATGAACTGCAAAGTACGTTAAACGTACTATATACATCATCTAATTTAATAGTTGTCGCTGACTTCAATGAATGGGCACCAGCTTACAATGGCCCAAAGTTCAATCTCATTCATTGTGACTTCCCTTACGGTATAAATGCACATAAGAGTGAAGGACAATCAGATTCATCTTTAAACGTACATTATGATGATTCACCAGACATATATTGGACTCTTTTTAAAACCTTATCAGTTCATCTCGACAACTTCTGTACTGAGTCTGCGCATATGATTTTTTGGTTTAGCCCAACATTCTATTGCCAAACATGGGAACTACTCAAGCTCCTCGATGGCTTTCAATTCGACGAGCATCCCCTAATTTGGTTACGTGGTTCTGAGGGCATAGCACCCGATCCACAACGCCGGCCACGTCGCACCTACGACATGGCTTTCTTTGGCTGGCGTAATGATCGAAAAATCGTACGCGTAAAGAACAATTCTTTCACCGCGCCTACTGAACGAGAGATCCATCCCCATGAAAAGTCCCAAGCCGCCCTCGAATACTTCTTCGAAATGCTCGTCGATGGCCAAACCAGACTCTTCGATCCTACATGCGGAAGCGGAAGTGCCCTTCGCGCGGCCACAAAGCTCGGGGCCGAAACCGTTTTTGGACTCGAACGAGATCCTGAGTTCGCGGCTGACGCAAATCGCGCGCTCGAGAAAACACGAGGTAGCCTTGAATCTTCTAGCAGTAGCGAAGTATGTTGAGGCTTATCCAAACAGCATAACTCCACTGCATATAACAGACATAAAGAATCTTGCTGGTCTCCTGGATTATTATTCAGCACTAGAAGCCGGTTTCCCAGAAAAGGAATCTACACCAATCAAGACGCCATTGGCCTGCTCACAATGCGGCGCAAAAATGCCATTATACTTGATCAGCAATGAATATTATTGCCTCAGTCACATTCCTAAACATATTCTATTTCCGATAGGACTGCACGGCGACGAATATAAGCAATATAAGGAGGGCCAAGATGGCAAAACGTCATAGCTTTGTCAGAGGTTTTACAAGCGATCGTTATATATGGCCGCTAAAAGATATGGCTGTAGGCGATTATTTTTTATATCCTGTAAATGGTGGAGGCTTAACAAAATCACAACGAAAAGTTTCAGGAGATTGCTGCAATTTTGTTAGGCGGCAAAAGGCTTTACTTGGAATGAAATTTAGTACAAGACAGCTGATTCATGATATGATAAAAGTAGAACGCATTAAATGAGTCGAATTGCCATCATTGGAGAGGCGTGGGGAAAAGATGAGGCCGCTGCTAAGCGCCCATTCGTCGGCGCTTCTGGCCGCGAGCTAAATCGAATGCTCGAAGAGGCCGGCCTGTTGCCCCCTGGCACAGCCTATAACCTCAACCGAGATCTATGGCGCGGCATATACAACAACCGCGACGCTACGTTCGAGACAGCCGGCATTCATCTAACCAATGTGTTCAATGAGCAGCCTAAGGGCAACCGCATACCTGAACTGTGTCAGAAGGAGCGTGTTGATGGACTCCCAGGAATCCGTAATGGACAATATGTCCGACGAGAATATTACCACCATCTCGAACGTTTACGTAACGAACTCAGTGACAGGAAACCGAATCTCATTATCGGGCTTGGAGCAACAGCTTCTTGGTTTGCTATTGGCCAAGGAACTATCACTAAAATCCGTGGAGCTGTGGCTTCCTCACCTTATGGAAAGTTTCTCCCAACCTTCCATCCTGCATATCTCTTTAGAGATTCGTGGCATCTCCGCCCGATAGTAGTCTTTGATTTGATAAAAGCGGCGCGCGAAGCAGCATATCCCGAAGTTCGTCGGCCTGAGCGCTTTATCTACATTCCCGAATCTGTTGACGATATCATCAAAATTATTCCCGAGATCACTCTATCGGATCGCCTAAGCATAGATATCGAGACAGTAGCCGACCAAATAACCTGCATCGGCTTCGCCTGGACAACACAGCACTGCCTCGTCATTCCAATATTTGATTGGCGCCGCGAGACAAAGTCGTATTGGTCAGCAAGCGAGGAGTTGTTCGTTTGGAAATTAATCAAGGAAATCTGTCAACTTCCACCAGAAAAGGTGTTTCAAAACGGCATGTATGACATCCATTTCCTGTGGCGGCGCTATGGTATCACAGTCAGGAACTGCAAGCACGATACCATGTTATTACATCACGCATTGCAGCCAGAAGTACAAAAGGGACTTGGTTTCCTCGGATCAATTTATTCTAACGAGCCAGCTTGGAAGCTTATGCGTGGCAAGGGTGAACAGACTGTCAAAGATCAACGGGAGGAATGAAAATGGTGAATGTACGAAAGGAGAGTTGCTATGGATCTACAGAAGATAATGGATCGAAATAAATGGTGTATGTATCCATTGCGTCTCAGACAGATTACATCTAATGGAGGTTCTAAGCCAGGGAGGTTAGTCGAATGTAGCTTGTCATCCTCAAATCGCTCTACACCGGCGACATCGCATATGACTGGGCGTGAAGATATCTTTAGAGACCATCGATGCTACAAGTGTCAAAGTGGCAAAAAACCTTGTGTGCAAGGAAGCCCACATCAGTGTGAGTATCCACACGCTAGAAATGATTGACCAAATGAAAATCATTAACACTGCTTCCTTAACGCCCGAGTCCATGCCTTCAACGCAAACGGAGCGGCTGTGGATATACAATGGTTTAGATTGCTGCGTCACAGCCGAAGTCCTCGAAGACCTCCTACCTCAACTAACTCCCGACACCCAGAATATCTACAACCTTTCGCGCGACCTTCAAGGCCCAATTCTTGAAATGAATATGCGCGGTGTCATTATTGACGAAGAGCGTCGTAAGTCCCTCCTGCATACTTATCGTGAAGAGGTCAACATCGTAGCATTGCAGCTAAATCGCATTATCCGCGAGGGCATTGGCTGGCAATTCGAGATCGGCAAGACCCGCAAAAACCCTTGGCCGTCCGACGACCAACTACAAACCTTATTTTTCGAAGTTATGGGCATAGCCGAAATCACCAAACGAAATGCCGCAGGCGATCGCGTTCGCACCGTTGATCGCAACGCCCTTGAAAAGTTGGAGGCTTACTTCTATGCAGAACCTATCGTCCGGCACTTATACCTTCTACGAGAGCACGCTAAAAGGATCTCCTTCCTTAGTACTGCAATTGATGCCGATGGACGACTTCGAACTTCCTTCAACATTGCAGGCACTACAACGGGAAGACTTGCTTCTTCATTTTCCGACTTCGGCACGGGCACAAACTTACAGAATGTGGAAAACCGACTTAGGTCATGTTTCATCTCTGATTCGGGATACAAATTCGGCAACATCGATCTCGAGCAATCCGACTCCCGCGTCTGCGGAGCTATTCATTGGAATCTGTTCAGGGATAGCCGTTACCTCGATTCTTGTGAGTCTGGTGATCTTCATACATCTGTCGCTAGGATCGCTTACAGAAACTTACCTTGGAACGGCAATCTTGCTGACGACCGCCGCGTGGCTAATGGTAAGTTCTATCGTGATTTTACTTATCGTGACGCTTCGAAGCGATTAGGACATGGTTCCAATTATCAAGGTGAACCTACGACAATGTCGCGCGAAACTCATATTCCAAAAGGAGATATAGAACATTTTCAAAGGCAATACTTCACAGCATTCCCCGCATTTCAAGATTGGTGGAAATATGTTGAACAACAAATCAAGATTAAAGGAACCCTCACGACAATGCTCGGCCGGCCGCGCCGCTTCTTTGGCCACCCTAACGATCCCGAAACCATTCGTAAGGCAATAGCTTATGAACCGCAAAGCGTTACTGCCGACGTTATTGACCGTGGAATGCTGGCGCTGTGGCGCGAAGACATATGCCATTTATTGTTGCAAGTGCATGACTCTATACTCTTTCAGTATCGTGAAGAAGACGAAGACTGGATCATTCAAAAGGCGCTCTCTAAAATTGGGCAAGTGGTTCACTTAAAAGGTGGCCGCGACTTTATTATTCCAGCGGAAGCGAAGGTTGGTTGGAATTGGTCTGATGATAAAGACGATCCCGACGCGCTGAGAACGTGGCGCGGCCATGATGATCGAAAGCGAGATCGAAATGTCATATGAGTTTACAGAAACGTATCAACGAAATGACAACGATTTCTACATTGAGCCACGTTGGTGTATCGAAGCACTTATCAAAGCCATTAAGTTTGAAGGACAGATCCATGATCCTGCTTGTGGCACCGGAAAAATTCCATTAACCTTTACAGCACATGGCTTCACTTGTACGGCACACGATTTAATAGATCGTGGATTTGGTGTAAGTGGAATTGATTATCTAAAAGATACTAACATATATGATAACATAGTAACTAATCCTCCTTACAATAAATCAGAGCTTTTCATAAAACGCGCTCTCTATAATGTAACTGGTCGCGTCGCCATTTTAGCTCGCATAGCATTTTTAGCCAGTCAAAAACGTTATGAATTATTCACTGATTATATAACACCAGAGAAAGTTGTCATTCTGTCTCGCCGTCCTTCAATGCCACCTGGCGGCCTCGGTATAATCCCCCAAGGAGGCAAAACGGATTTCTGCTGGATAGTATGGAATCGAAACCACATCGGTCCGAGTGAAATTTGTTGGGTGCTTTGAGTGTGTCAAGCAATGTGGTCCACCTTCCTGCAGCCGGACGAAAGCTTGCCTCGTGGGTCGCTGGCTTTCTCGAATATACAGATGGAATACAATCGCCTGAACCATTCCGCCGTTGGGCTGCCATATGTGCGATTGCAGGCGCTCTCGAACGCAAGGTATGGATACGCTCGCAGGGTTCCGATCTCTATCCAAATCTCTATGTTTTTCTCGTCGGTCCGCCCGGCCTCGGTAAATCCAATGCCCTTCACGAATGTGAACAGCTTTGGCGCGAATTAGGAACTCATAATGTTGCACCTGTTTCCCTTACCAAAGCGGCCTTCATCGACGAGCTTAGCCGCGCCTCACGTGTTATTAATCAAACTAAGCAAATCAATTCTTTACTTGTTGCTGTGGGCGAGCTTGGGGCTCTTATACCTGGTTATGATCCCGATTTTTTTAATGCTCTTACTTATCTATATGATGGAAGGCATTATGAAGAAAGCCGCCGAACTATCAAGGAACCTATTATCATACATGAACCGCTTGTGAACATCCTCGCATGCTGTACACCTTCGTTCTTAACGGGTATGATGCCAGTTCAAGCATGGGAACAAGGATTTCTTGCCCGCGTAATCATTATATACTCAGATGATACAACACAAATAAAGCCGTTGGATCTCATGGATGAAGTGAAGCGGCAAGACGAAGGCCTTAAACTAGCGCTGCTACATGACTTGAAAGAGATTGCCAGTGAAACCCATTACCGTAAACTTCAATTCACGCAGGAGGCCGCCAACTTAATGAATAACTGGCACGAAACCAAAGGGCCTTGGTCTATAACAGACGATAGCAAATTTGGAAATGGGAAGCTATCTCATCCACGCCTCCAACACTACAATACTAGGCGAACGGCCCACTTGTTAAAGCTTTGTATGATTGCATCTTGCGATCGCAGCAACCAAGACCACATAACGGCTGAGGATTTCCGTACGGCGCTCAATTGGATGTTTGAGGCCGAGGGCCATATGCCCGACATCTTCATCGCTATGTCAAGCGGTGGCGATGCTCAAGTCATCAATGAACTCTATCACTTCATAATGAGTTACAACGTGAAAAATAAAGGAGTACCAATTCCGTCGCACATGGTATATACTTTTTTAAGTGACAAAACGTCGGCCAATTCAGTGACCAATATCATCTCAGTTATGGAAAGGTCCGATATGATTAAGTCGACAGTTTGGAACGGGCTTCCAGCGTTCTTAGCTAACAATAAAGGGATATGAGACCAAGACAGCTATTATGTAAACGCGGCCATCTCTTGTCAGATGCACATGTTGTAAAGACTAAGTTTGGGATTAAACGAACCTGTCGAAAGTGCCGTTACATTCGACATAAGATTTACATTACAAAATAGGAGGACGTTATGAGATATAGCGCAAAACAGGATGCTATCGACTCTACGAAATATATTTTAATAACATTAGGCGCTTTTGATGTGTTGAAATATATTGTGTATCTTTGTGGGCAGCTTTAATACTTCAACGCATCCAGCTT